ACCATCGTCATAGCGAAGCAGTCGGGATGGAAGAGCATATTCTGCTTGTACGCTGTCGATGCCGTTCCCAGAACCGTCACGTTGTCATTCACGGCTGGGATGTCGTTCACGGTCTGGTAGGGCAGATCCTTGCTTGTCTGAGCGCTCGAGATGATCGCAGGGCTTACGCTCACGGTAGCATCCCCGGAGGCATCCGCCGTGGCCGTAGCCGTAGCAACAAACTGCCGCAGGGTGTTTCCTTCCCAGGCATCGCCGGAGATGGGGTTGACCCCAGCCACCGTGGCAAAGGTCAAGATGTCCCCAGCAACGATCGTCCCGGTCGAGGCCGTAAGGCCCTTCAGGGCGATAGCGGTCGCACCCTCGGAAGGCTGCGTTTTGACCTGCACCGTAGCCGTGCCGTCCGCCTCTGTTGCGCTGGTGCCCGTTGTATGGTTGGTCAAGTTCTGATCCATGAAGAAATCCATCAGGGCGAAATTGCCGATGAAGCCCTTCCGAACCAGCGTATCGACGATGTTCTGCTGAAATACGCTCTTGAGTTCTCCATCCGCCATTGACCAGTGTGCCTTCGGGGACAGAACCGCTACCCGGTCTTCGCGAGGTACGGCCTCTTCGTCCATCCGCTGCGCTGCGTCCGCAAGCACGCCGAACGTCGAGGGCGTAGTCCCGGGGGTTCCAACAGAGTTGTAGAGATTGACGTACTCTGCTGCGCCGAGGGCATCGACCTTGTTTGCCAAGCCGATGACTTTTGGCCTCATATACTTCTGCCAAAAATCCTCAACGTCCTGGGTCTTCTGCACGACGGTAAAGTCGAGAGCATCGTGGTAATGCTCGTCAACGCTCACGGTCGTGCTCTTCTCCGAGCTGTCCACAAGGGCGATCGTAGCCCCGCTGGTCGGCCTGGACCGGTTCGGCAGGTGGATCGTTACCGAAGATCCGACCTGATACCTGCCGACGGACCGGAATTCACTGTTGAACCCCTTGAAGACCCGGCCGGTTAGGGTTAATTCGTTCATGAGATAAAACAATGCCTTTTGCGCGATAACGCTGTGTGTCAATAGAGTGTCTGCCATGATCGTTCTTCCTTTTTAGGTCTTTACCCCCGCCCGCGCTCGCCGTTCCTTTTCCCATGCGGCAAAATTCTCCTTCTGGGCCCTCTTGTTCGGGTCCGTTGCGTCCGAAGGAGTACCGACCCCGGGGCCAATTCCGGGTGTGGGATCGGGGGCATTGGTTGGTTTCTTAGGAGGTGGCTTGTCTTGCGCTACTTTCACCTCGATTTTGCCGATTTCCTTTGCCTGTTGAGCAGGGGAAAGGGCCATGATTCGGGAATGTTCAGTGCGATTCTTGCCTAGATAATGGAATACTTTCGCAAACATCGGTCCGTCTGCGGCCTCGAGCATAACCTCGGTCATCCTCAGAGCAGGGTCCGTGGTCATTGCCACCAGATCCGGGTTCGCTTTTGCCTCTTCCATCACCTGAGCATGCCTCGTCTGATACTTCCCTTCTGCCGTCCTTGCGGTAGTCGCTCGACCTATGCCCGTATTTACTTCGTCAGCGATGTACTTCTTCAGGGCTACGTTGTATTCCGCATCCGTGTCGAAGTCTCCGGGCAAGGGGGCTGCGGGAACCGCGGCTTGTGTCGGCGTTGGTTCCGGTTGCCTTGGCTGCTGTGACAGGATATCGACCTGCCCCTGCAATCGGGCTGCCCTTTCGTCGGCCTCTCGCTTTTCCCTGGTCAACTGGCTAATGCGTTCCTGCACACCGTCTTTTTTGATAGGCGGTGTTTCCAAGGATGCCGGATCCTCGACTATCCCGACTGCCCCTGAGATATCGCCCTCAGTAGCGCCTATGGGTTCCTGGTTCTCATCTACCACTGCTACCGCTCCTGCATTTTCCTCTGGCATTTTTACGCCCTCCCAGGCGGATTTAACCCCGCTGTATGTGCCCCAACGGTAGGGATTAGAGAATTATTCATTCGTGTCGTATGGCAAGATTCGCCAATTTGTTATAGAACACCTGAAACTATCACGACAAAGCGATTTGCCTTTTTCAACAAAAGCCTCTGCTTCTTTTCTCGTCTTGAATAACTGTTGCATGGATTCTATTGAGCTATCAGAGCATACCTGTAGTGTTTGGGCATCATATTGATATTCAATTCCATATTCACTTTCAGGCATCTCTACAACGGGGCAAGGTACGAGAAAAGTATTCATAATTGTCCACAATACGACCCACTTCACCTTTTATCTCCTTCTCTCCACCTTATTTGCGGCCGACCATTCACCACGTCATACATAACCCGCCGACCTTTGGAATCCTGGACTATCCGGCCCTCTTTCGGGTGAGATCCCTTGAAATCCCGCTCCCGGGGGTCGTTTTCCCGCTCGATATGCCGGTCGATGGACTCCAGATCGCCGTTTCTTAGGAGTTCGTCGCTCATTGCTGACCTCCACCTCCTTGTAATTGCTGTAAAAGTGGCCCTAACTGGTCCAGAGTTGCTTGTAGTCGCTGTACGTTCTTTCCCTGTTTTGCCTCTTTTTCGTCTATATTAAGTTGCGTTTCCTCGTTTTTGAGAAGATGCCCCTGTAATTTAGCCGCGTCCATGAACTGCTCGATGGTCGGCTGTTTCTGCTGGCCCTCTTGAGCCTGTAGTTGCGCCTTTTCCTCGTCCGTCAAGTTCCTGAACTGGGGTGGAAGCATCTTCTCCAGCATTTCGGCGGTTTCCGTAGCTCCCGGCCAATCCATGTTCTTCACGATCTTTGTAAGCAATATGAGCCCCGCCATAGGCTCTTGAACGGACCCGGCAAGGCTGGTAAGGGCTTCGGCTGTCTCTATCCGCTGGGTCGTGAAATTCGGCCCTGTCGTGACTGTCACAAGGTATTTGCCCTGCGTAAGGTCGTTCAGGACCACGTCTTCCCCGGTATCCTCGTCCCGCACGGTCTGGTTGATCGTTACGAACTCGTCGGAGCCGTCCTCGTTCAATACCAATAGCTGGCGTTCGGTATCGTAAATATGGGGTATCAGATCGACATAGATGTCCGCCTCCAGGGTTATTGCGTTCACCAGATTGTCGGTAAACTCGAAATTCGCAACGTCGTTCTCGCGCTGCCGGGCTAGAATAGCCTTCCCGGATTTCTCGTTCCCCTGCATTCCCAGGCTCGCCGACTGGATCGACATCGTATCCTTCATGTCCTGGGTCGCGGTAGCACTCAGCATGGTATTTCCGCTGGATGCTTGCGGCGGGTTCGGGAAATACGGTGGCGCTTTTGCTGCTGGATCTGTGTTGTAAAGCAGATATTTCAGCTTCTTGGTGCTTTTCCACATATCCTCGAAACCGGCAATCTGCCCCTTGGTCAGCACGGCAGGAGGGATCTGCGCTAGAGCTACGCGCTCGGTTTCAGCCGTTCTCTCGTAGTTATACATGCGCTGCGCGTCTTTCGAATACCGTATCAGGGACCGCCGGAAAGTCTGGTTTCCTATTTGCAGTTCCTTGCCCCAGACCGGAATGATGGGGATGTATTTGCCGGGCCATACGAACTTTCGGAACTTACCTTCTTTGTCCCTAATATCCTTCTCGTCAGTGAATTCCAGAATGAACTTACCGGCGTCATTCTTCGGGCCGTCGATGATCTGAGTGCCGTCAACGATGTATTTGACCACAACGTGAGAATCTACGGTCCGTTCTCTAACGACTTCGGGGGCCTTGTTGATAACCGCCTCTTCAAAGCCCGAACCTTCGGGCGCCGGCCCGGGTGTCGGGATCTTCTCTCCGTTCGGACCCATCGCAACGTGGACTATCCGCTCTTTCGCCTTTAGTTCGTCCTGGACTTTCTCCCACTTCACCGCACTGTAGGTCTCTCCGTTATCCAAGGACACAAGCCGCTTCTTGAACGGTCTTTTGATCCAATAAACAGCAACCCGAACGCTATCGTCATCAAACCACCACTGGTAGGGGGTTCCCGCATATCCCTGCTGAAATTGGGACGGCTCGAGCTTGGGATATTTGGCCTTAAAGTCCTTCTTTCGGATCATGTCCGTTTTGAACCAATAGCGGGCGTCTCTTGCGTCAACCTCGACGTGCATCGGATCGACGAAACAGGAAAACTGGTTCTTTATCCGCCTGGTCCTTATTTCCTGGTCGAATGTATCGTCATCCGCGAAATCGGAGTCAATCTCATAGAATCCGAACCCGTTCTGAAGGGCTCCGTCAAACGCGGTCTGTCTTGCTATCCCAGCCTTCGATGCCTGCTCGATCTGACGGATCAAGCCGTTGTAAACATCAGCCAATTCTTCGGGCTTGTTGTTCTTCTGGTCATTGCTGTTAGGATGATTGGCCCTGACCTTGATCTGCATCTGATTTAGCCTGGCATCTCCCTTGACCTGATCCACGAACGACGGAAGCTTGTTGATTGTAAGCGATGGCCGGAAGTCCTCTTTTCTCTGTTGTAGGGTTATCGCGTCCCACTGGTTGCCGTTCAGGTTCTCCAGGTCGTCCTCTGCGGCAAGGCGGTTCGTGCTGTCGTAGGTATACGCCCAGTCGAAGTTTTCACGGATTTCTGCCATGAACTGGGCCTCGTCCGTCTTGTTTTCTCTAGTATCGACTATCGGATTGCCGGACATATTAGCTCGCCTCGGTCAGTATGAGAGTAACCGCCCCGGATGACTGGGTAGCACAGGTGAGACGTAGGAACCTCTCCCCCGTACCCCGAGGGATGGCCCTAATATAGTCTGAAATATCGATCCACGCCGGGTCTTGTCCAGAGGTAACTAGCACCAGGTCGTTACCATCGGCAGGGTCGAGGATCGGCACATACGTTGAGCCGTCCAGGGAGTATTCAATTCCGATAGCCCCGTTGTCCATTGCAGGGAAGTACACACCTGCGAATGTCGTCCAGGGCTGAAGACTGAAAGCTGCGGAAGCCGTGCCGTTGTTCGCGACGATCAGATTTGTCTCTAAAAACTTGTGCGCTTCGTTTGCCATCTTCTTATCTCCTTATGAGCCAATAGAGTAACCATGTAATTTTACCGCGCAGTCTGCCGGCGGGGGTTGCCGGAGCCGTTGCGGACTCTAGCATTCCCTGACTTCCGAACAGACTTGCTATATTCCCTCCGCCCGTAGCGGAAACGTATGTCTCCGTATATGCTCCGCCCGAGACGAACCCTGTAGGGTCTATTCCGTTATATAGGGCCATCTTGATCCTTTCGGGCAATAAAAAAGGCGGCTTTCATGGAGTCGTGGCCCCACGATGCCGCCTGATTTACTTTCGCCTTCCTCCCGTCAGAGGTCGGCTAGCCCTTTATCCTATTTCCCTGATAGTAGTGCTATTATCTCCTCGTTGTAAAGTGCCGCGAAATAGATTGCCATCAAGAGAATGTAAGCCGCGCCGAACCCAACAAAGCTGAGTCTCGGCACGAAAAAGAACATTTTTACCTTCTGCCATCTACTCTGTACGCCTATCCTCCGCGTTCTGGATTCGCACCGTCTGACGGCGCAGGAGTATTGGTTCATCAAGTCTCGGGCCGCATCATTTGCAGCGCCTTTTTGCATTAACCGCAAACATTCGGATCGGATATGGTTAAACATTTCGTGCCAGCCTGCTCCGTACTGCCCATTCCCCCGGAAGTGGAGGCCGTTATGCACAATGTCGTAACAAGTCTGGAAGATAACCGCACCGGCTATGTCCGCTGGCACTTTGTTGGTAATTATAAGGGCGCCGGCTAGGGTTTCCATCGTCATCTGTACGGGTTTGGACTTCGTACCCGCAGAGCGGTACGGCCTCAGAATCTCCTCGAAGTTAAAGATATCCATTTCCATTCGGTTGTGCCCTGTTCGCTCTATACCCATGTGTAAGCCGCCCTCGAGGTCGTGGTTGCGTCGTCCGCTATGCTCCCGGTCGCCATGTCCGCACTATCCGCAAGGTTTCGTAGGGCCACGGCCCCGGTCGCGTCCGTTATGTTCATCTCGTTGTTGAGTAACTGGTAGATACGCTCCACTAATACCTCAAAACTGAGCGTAATACTAGATGCCTGATCCCAGATCGCATCAATCCCGGCGCTGGAGAGGCTAAATCCGGTCTTGTCTGACACCGTGACCGCCGTTGCCGTGATCCATGCCGCGTCCCCCCGATCCCGTAGAGCCTGCAACGAATCGGTCGTATTTACAAACCCGGACCAGTCCGCCGTGGCACCCAGGGAAACCAATTTCGCTATGATACTGTCATCAACTACGTCATCGGCGTCCGCGACAGCAACGAGGTGATCAAGTTTTAGAGCTACAAGGGCATCATTAGCCTCTGCCTCGATAGATGCTAGCGCCGTTGCGTTCCAGGTAACAGCAGCATCGCTCTTGGGCACTTTTGCCAGCTCTACTGCCGTCCCAGCGCTGTCTGTGCCCCTCATATCGCTATTTGTCGTGCAGGTATCGGTCAAGACGACCCCTTGAACCTTGTTTGTACCCGGGTCATAACCTGCATCAGCGAAGTCTTTCAGGTCCGTGGCAGACTGGACCGTGCCACCGAGCGCCTTCGTGTTTACGTCCAGTGTGCCGCTCAAATCCTGCGCGTCGGACGAGATCAGACACTTACTGTCCGTCCCGATCGCTGCCGCAACGTCGGTAGCTACGTCCGCGCCTTGGGCGTTTGTCACCGTGCCGACTAGAATCGCATTAATATCGGCCCCATTATCGTTCGCCGTCTGTGCGGTCCCACCGATACTGCTCAAGTTCGCCAGGGCCGAGGCCGCGATAATCGTGATGTTGTCCTTTGCGGCCATAGTGAAAATTCCAGGGTCGGCGGCCAGGGTCACGGTCTTCGTAGCGCCTGTATAGGCGGAGACTCGACCGATACACTTCTGAATTGCCGATATCTGATCAGATACTATAGCGATGCAATTATTGTACGCACTATTATCAGCGGACCCGGCAGTCAGGGTAAAGGATGTCTGGCTTGCAAGCGTAGCAATCCACGTACTGATAAGCTCCCCGGCAACCCTTCTATTCTCAATCGAGAAACACCCTATCCAAGAGTTTATCGTTCCGGCATCAACGGTCGTGCCTTCCATCCTCACGAAGTAGTCAGCGCCCCCAACCCAGAAGTCCGCTACTGTATTCTCGGAAGTGTCGATCTTCACCATGTGGTTGCCGGTGATTGTATCAAAATCAACACTCATGGTAATACCGGCAGCGTTGTTTCTCGGGGTAAGACTATCGTTCTTGTGGATATGAATATCGGTGTTGGCGAGGTTTGTGATCGTTACGCTCGCGGTCGGATCATTGGAATCGAACGTATTGAACGGAACGTAGACTATCGAGCCTATGGAAAAGTCGCCTAAGTATGGAACGCTCATTTATAGTGGTCCTCCCAAGGGTCCGGCAAAGGGTCCACCCAGGGCTTTTTGAGGTAATGGGCGTGTGCCAGCAGCTAGGTCCGCTGCTGCCCAATTATCGAGCACCCGACCAGACCAGTTTGACCCAACACCAGCATATAATCCAGAGGTTATATCCGAGTTAGAATCTGACATAACCTCGACACCACCACAATAACCCTTGATGGCTGAGCCATTACACTCAACCTTCCCGGTGTCGCTCGGGTTGGTTGTTCTGCCCCAAGTATCTAAAGCCGTGAAGGCACCGGCGACAACTTTATATAACGTCCATGTTGACCAAGTATCGCCTAACCGAATACAGTAATACGTCTGGGTTGCGCTTGCCTGTCGAGCAATAGCATGTGGACCGACACTCCCAGAAATATAGTCTATCTGTGAATAGTGATTTGCGCTGGCAAGTGTGCCCGCTGTATAGCGAGCTGCGTCGATTGCCGCCCCAACGCACGAGCACTGATTGCTGGCAATGTTCAACTCGCCAACGTCCGTTGTCCAATTCGCACCGAGATCGTCAGGATCGTTTGCACGGTCAAAACCGTCTGAATAGCTTGCCACTAGAACTCATCCTCATCATTGTAAAACCACTGTCTTTGCGTGCCTACACCAAACAACCGTTTTGTCGAGTCGTCGTTATGGAGTATCTTCTGCACGATCTCTCTAACTGTCGTTGCCGCCATGATCCAATCAACAGGAATAGACAGGTCTTCCATGTGCGTCCTGGTCTTGTTCCTCGCCACAACCGGGATGTTTGCCACTGTCGTGTCCAAGTCAAAATGGCTGATCGCAGAAATTGACACCTCTGCCCAGCTTGCGAGTTCAATCGACCATACAATACGTTGGAGAATCTGCCGAACGGTGGTGCTGCCGGTTGCCCAGGAGAAATCGAACCCCACGCTTTCCAGCTTGGTTTGCATCAGTGTGCGTTTTGCTGCGGGAATTTCTGCCATCGTTCTGTTAAGTCCTGTTGCCGGGAAGTCGAATACTTGGGGGACGTTAGCAACTACATCAGCATGAGCGGCATCGGACAAGTCGTATTTCATAATGCACCAGAGCAGGACGTTCGGATGGATAACTTGCTGCGAGAAATGCGGCTCGTCAGGCCAGTTCTCGGCAATGTAGTTGCGGAGTTCGCTGGTGTATGGATTGTCCACAGTGCCATCACCAATGACCCTTGAAATGTAATATCGGCTGGCCACCTAATACCTCACGCAGTCTTTTTGAAAACTCGGCCCCGTATAGCTCGGGTCGTATTTCCAGGCGAATTTAGCCCATTTCTTGCGTATCTCGGCCTTCTCATCATCGGTCTGGTCCGGCTGCTCCGGGGTATAGATCAGTTTGGTCATTAACTCCTCGATCTGGGGCTGCAGGGCCGTAACTCGCCACTTGTCAGACGGGCCCTGTTCCATCTCCATCTCGGTGCAGCCGCGTTTGAGGTAGGATTTAAAAGGCAAGATTAGCGTCCCGTAGTCCCTAAGCCAAACGTACTCTAGGTCTATTAACATGGCCCGAACATACCCAAGCCTGTTTACCCCCGACTCCAAGCCCCGATTATAGAAATACGCCCCGTAGAGCGCCGGGACGAACGGTCTACGCTCGATCCCGATCTTGGAGGGCCAACCCTTCCCAGCCATAACCCCTTCCAGTCTAAGCATGTCTTCGTAACCCTGAGGCCGTACCACGACCTTATAGCACTCCTGGCAGCCCAGGGGAACGAACTGGAGCGACTTCTTGAGCTTTCGCACCAGCCCGTTGTAGATAACATCCCGCCAGAGCAGGCATTTGTTCTCTTTCAGGTGGTTTATGTGGATCCAGGGGCTATCATGCTGCTCTACCGGAAACTCGATCTTGCCGAACTCGAGCTGGTCCTCCCGTTTCGTGACCTCGAGGCCGGCGCGATCCGCGTTATCGACCATCTCCTGCACGACTTTCTGGACTATGGCCTCAGCTTGCATTATCCCGCCATCCATCCTTGAGGGCTGTTTATCTGTGGGTGCTGTCTCAGGTGCATCTCAACCGGTACGTCCGGCCCCTTGTAGGCCAGAGCGTGACCCTCTCCAGCCCCCACCATAGCATATTCCGATGCCTCACACACATGGGACCAGAAGTTCTTGTCTGGCTTGTCGTGATACTTCTCGTCCCCGGATACCTTGACCCTCCGGTAGTGGAACTTCCCGGCCAGGCCCTTCCGCAGTTGAACGCACTTGGGGCTGATAACTAGCCCTGGCCGGCCATCAATCATCCTCATGAGGGGTTGGGCTAGGCTTTCCCGCCGTACTGTGGTGTTGTTTCCCGGGCAAGGGGCAGGAACGGCCTGTATCCCCATAGACTGGAGGATACTGAACGCCGTCTGCTCGTCCGTCACGGACCGCCCAGAGCCCGGATCGCCCCATATCTCAAAGTCATAGCCAGCGTACTCCCCGTTGAGCTTCGGGGATAGCAACAACTCCCCAAACCGCTTGATCCCGAGGTCTTCCGTAGCGATCTCATCGAATATCTGATATTGCCCGTTTGGTTTGCGCTGGACGAATACCGCGGCCGGCGTCAACCCGAAGTCCAGCCCTATGATGATCGGAAGCCCGGGGATAGGCTGCAGCACCTCTTTCGAACAGTGCACCGCATCGACGTACTCGGGATGCACTGGTCGGCCATCCGAGACAAACCCGTACTGCCCGCAGTAATAAACCCGGGCATAGTCCTGGCTTTTCCCCTGGAGCCGCTTGGTGTAATAGGCATGCCCCTCGTTGAGGTTTCCTATATTCTCGGCTCCAGGGTTTGGCACAAATGCCCCATCCTTCTCTATTAACCCTCCAGGCTGGATGAAGAACTCCCAGTCCGGTAGCAACCCTTTCGGCTTCTGTACCTCTGCGAGCTTGTACCACCAGTGATCCTCATCGGGAGGGTTGCTGTCCATGATCACGCCATGCCACTTACAGCCGCCCATGCTCGGAGGTGGATACTGGCCCACCCTATCCCCTAGCGCATCAATGATGGGTTTGGGGACTTCTCTGGCCTCATTTACCCATGCTCCGGTTAGCTCCATCGATAGAACATGCTTTACGTCATCGGGCCGGTCCAGAGCCCTGAACAGCACTTCCATGTCGACGATATGGCCTCGATCCTCAAGCCGGATCGTATGGGTCATGCTCCGCTGATTGAAGTTTCCGACATGCCCGAACCACATCATCCACGTTTTAATGGTAGTATCCTCGAGTTCCCGATATGTATTCCGTATCACAGCAAAGCGGCTGTACCGTACCCGATCCTTGGCCTTGTTCTGTTCTATGGCCCGCTTATAGAGCTCCCAGGAGCAGCCCGTGGACTTCCCGGACCGGACCGGCCCCATGATGCACCTATAGAAGGCGTCCGAGTTGTGAAGCCTGGTCAGGGTAGGCTCCGAGGTATATGTTTTAACTATTTCGGTCATGTCCCTTTTCTCGCCCTAATTAACATTCGACTTTTAAGCCGAAACGTGATATATATGGAACTTCTTACAAGGTTTGGTCTTGGGTTTCCTCTTTACTTCCCCTTCCCGATGTTGAAGATAAACTTCGCGGTCTCCTGATCCAGGCCCACTTCCTGCTTGTCGATCCAGCCGAAGTTCTTGAGCGCAAATATAGAGCCGACCGGGCTGCTGCTGGTCAGGTTTTCCTCGTACTTCTGTTCGATCGCTGACCGCGCTGCTTTTACGGTGCAAGAAAATTTCTCTTGCTTTTCAAGGTCATAGAACGACTGTCTGTCACAAAACCCCAGATATAGAACCAGCCCCGTGATGGTTGGAACTGGGATTTTTACCAACTTTCCTCCCACAACATATTCTCTTTCGTTAACCCCATGATCAAAGTAATCCTGCACCTTGGCCTGTAGTTCGTCAGCAGTCTGGTACTTCGGCGGGCGGCCAACAGGGTTAGCTGCCTTCTTCTTTGTTTTCTTGGCCTTGGCCTTCTTCTTGGTTGCCATCTCGGGCTATCCTAACGTAACGAACAACTGGACGATGACCCCTATCATGGTCGTCGCGGTCGTTCCGAGCAGAAGCAGGGCGAGTTTCTTCATTTCGTCTATCGCCTTTCTCTGGATATGGGTTTCGCTCGCTAATTCATTAACCCGGGCGAGCAGCCCAGAATGTGCCATACACACGGGGGTGTTTCTGTCGTCACTTGGCATTTTCTGTCTCTTCCTTGATCAGTTCGATCTTGAGCTTTAGAAGACGGCACTCCGCCCGGTCTGCTTCGTTTGTCCATGCAGCACAGTCCCTTTCTCCGTTGTTACGGTCCTGGAGTTGCCAGAGCCGCTTTTGCGTATCTTCCTGGCGATCCGCAAGGATCTTCTGTTCGAGGCGGACTGCTACGAGCTCAAGGTCGCTTGCCTTGGCGAAATAGTCGAGACCCGCTGCGGTAGACCCGAACAGGGCTAGGGTAACGGCTATGATGCCGAGCCAGTTCTTCACTTAAGCTTACCCATCTTCTTCGGATCTTTTTCGCCGACCGGGACCATACCCCACAGTTTTCTGAGGACCAGGACGATCTTATTGTCCCAATCGAAGGGGGTTAACTGCGCCACGGCCCAGAGGACCGTCAGTCCTGCCGGTACTGCCAGCGAAAGAAGTGCCCAGTTATCAGTCAGCCAGTCCATATTCATAATCCTTTCATTCCCCAAATGTGTAGGTTAAGCTCGTCGATATTACGCGTGATGTCCTGCCACGCTGCGATCGCTCGCCCTGAGTCCATCACAGCCCTGGTGCCGTCGATATGGCCCGGGTACGAGCCGAACAGAATACATCCGTCCGAATTGCGATGTGTATTCCCGATATGCCCCAAAATGATGTTGGCCCGGATCGGAACGTCGAGCACTTCGAAGACCTTCCCGTATTTCGGACTGTTGTATCTCCGGCACTGGTATTGACCCTCTGGTATCGAGGATATCGACTGTCGGTTATCCCTCCAGGGCGGCTCGAGGGTCACGCAGAACAGGGCGCCGTCTATGAGGAGGGTTCCCAGTGTTTCGGTCAGCCCGTATTCTGTCCGGACGAGGGATACTCTCATCAGCGCAGTATCCTTTTCTTACGGATCATGGCTTTTCCTTTTCGAGTGGGGGGATGATATACCGGCTGCCCTGCTGGCCCATAATGGCCGCTTTCCATTCGGCCTCAAAGTTCTTCTGCTTCTTCAAGCTGCGCCAGTATTTCTTGAGCTTCCTTGCTTTCCACCATAGTCCGAGCATCCTGAATGTTTTCATGCCCGCACCACACTCTGGCTCCCTAAGGTTGCAGCAACCCAGGACATTGCGTTGTCTTCATCGAACGCCCCGCAGGACTTGATACAGACCAGAACTTCGGAGACCTCGGGCCAGGTATGGACGGATACGTCGGACTCTGCCATGCCTCTGGATGCGGATATTCCTGATAGGGTTGGGTCGTCCGGGTGGGTGAGCCTGTATTCCCAATTAGCGTTTACGAGGGGGGTCATGCCGATGTGGTTTACGAGGTCGAGGAGGAAATTCTTGGCCCACATTCGAGTATCAATGCAGGGCGTGGTGCAACCATAGCACTTGAGTACCAAGACTTGAACGTCGTCCATGCGCACAATATTTACGCCTTCTCGGGTTGTCCCAATGTTAGATCCCCCGGGACTATATTCAGTCGTGCAAAATCACCAAAATGCTCCTGTGCCGCAACATTATACGCTCTTGCGGCCTCCTCCTCCTCAATGAAGCAACCAATATGGAAGTTTTTCTTCCCAACCATAATTCCTGAATACCACTTCTCTGCTCGCTTATGCCACCAAACCCCTTTATAAGACGAGGATAGGCCGTGCCGAGGCCTTTGGTTCATCATGTTTTCGCTGCGAGAGCAAATCCTGAGATTGGCCTTCCGATTATCTAGCCCGTTTCCATTGATATGGTCAACCTCGAGACGTTCTCTTCCCGCCGGCAGCTGAAGCAACATTCTGTGCAGATAGATGTTCTTTGTTTCTTCTGGCCCACGACGAAAGCTGTGGACGGCATACCTGAGCCCGCCTTTGTTTATCCTTCTCCATTTGTAGCGCGCCACCCTCGAATAATCTTCCTCATCAACTAGCGCTTTACCACCCTGGCTCAGTTCGAGTGTGACCAAGGGACCGCCCTTTCTGTGATTGAATAGGTACGTTTTGTGTCAGTATAGAACCTGGCGTTATGGAATGTCAAGAGGTTTTTCGATCGTTCCAGTACCGGTTAGCCGCTTCTGATGTGGACACGACTGGCC